CTTTTCTGCCTTCTTTATCTTTGCGCCGCCCTTTGCCCATTTCGGCGCCTCGACGGTAGTGAACTCGCCATGATTGACAATGTGCGACTTGTACCATCCGAAGCGCTTGGACGTGCGACCGCCTGTGAGGAATGAGCAGCCCGGATACTCCTTCTTGGCTACGGCAATGACATCATCCACGGTGGCCTCTTTGTCTTTGTAGAAAACTGCCTCGACCATGTGGCGGAAGCTGGTGTACTTACCCGTCTTGGATTCACGGGTGGACTCCTCTTTCTTGCTGGACTTCTTGGATTTCTTGGTGGACTTCTTTTCGGCTTTGGCTTCTGCCGCCTTACGTGCAGCACGCTTCTCCTTCTTGGACATCTTGACTTCTTTTTCTTCTGTGGCTTTATCTTTCTTGGACATGGCTTTCTCCTTTTTGGTTGTGGCCTTGTTGGCCGGGTTTTTAGTTTGTGCCTCCATCATCTTTTTCAGACGGTAGGCCTTCTCTTCTGCATCGGTACAGAACTCACCTTCATCCATCTCGTCGGCCTCAGTCATCATTTCTTTACCTCGGGCTTTGAACCCACGATGACAATGTTGCATACCACTTGACATTTGTGGCCAGCCACGACAATCTTGCCAATGGCACCCCACCCCTTGGACCCTGTGGAGAATCCGGCCTCGCCCGTCTCCTTGTTAACCTTCCACACAGCGGGCAGCGACTGTCCATCAATGGACATTGCTAAGCTGAGTGGCATCTTGCTTGCATCTACTATCGTTTGTGGCTTTGCATCTTTTCCACCTTTTTTCTTTTCCGCCTTTTTCATTTGTATCCTCCATGTCTGGGTTTGGATTCACGCCTCGATTTGCATTGTCTCCTTTCTGGGCGTTTGTTATTGATACCAATATAACATAGCCAAAAAGGAAAAGCAATGAAAATCTTATCCAAAATATCCCAATAAAATCAATGACTTATGGAGTTTTATGGTAGATAAGTACCTATAGTCTAGCCTTTTCTACCTTACGACAGTATGAAACATCATCCACAAAAAGAGACAACCGCCCGCCATTCTGAACCACCATTGCAACTCTTTTTGGATTAATAAGTACCTGATCTTGACTACGCTTAAGGAAGTCCCTCTCTTCCATGTTGTCTCTTACCCAAATCGTGTGTTGAATAAGGCCCTTCTCACTGGCCTCACTGAGGGAGTGCATCTTCATAGTTCTTAGCTCCTTATTAATAGATTTAATCATTTATCGTGAACCTCCCCATAAGAAGCCCCCCGATCAGCCATCTCATGTGGTATGATCTTTGCCTTTAGCCATTTGTTGAATCCCGGATTCTTTCTATAGTAATTGCTGGATGGTATTTTTACTATCAACTTCATCTCATTCAATTTAGAGATACATTCCTGGGCGGTTTCTCGAGAGATATTAACTTGCTCAATTAAGTCCTTTATGTCAATAGTCACACTTTGAAATATAGATTTCATAAGTCTTAGTCGACTGTTCGTAAATGATTTGAAGTATTGATCCACCCGCTTTAAATCTTCTTTACTTGCGCCTCTATCTACTTCTCTTTGTATTACAGAATAGTCAGAATATCCATTAGCCTCCAGTTTATATATCACGTTGAAAAATGCAAAGGCGCAATCTACGTGAACCCGATTCACGAGTAGCGTCTCACCATCATTCTTGTTACTAAAGACTCTTCCTGCAAAGCATACCGCCAACTTCGCGATTTTGATTCTTACATTCTCACCCTGTATCAGTGGAATAGAAAATGAATACTTCTTGGCAAGTTCTTTTGATCTATCGTAGATGGCATCTATCGCCTTGGTTGAAAAGTGAATCTGGTCATGCTTTCTACTCCACACCCACATGATTAAATCTTGTTCAAGTTTAGATGAAAACATGGAACGAGAAATTTCAGTCCGCTGTTTGTTAATATCATCTACGCTCACTTCATCATGTGACACTACGAGAACATAATCAAATCGGGCGATGTCTTCCGGAGCCTTCACCACATCCAGTAGAGATTGAATACCATAGCTATACGAAGAAATAGTTTTCAGTGGCGGGTTAGCAAGAAATATAAGTCTCGTCCGAGCATTGGTTATTTGCTTCTGAATTTTCACAATCTCCGCGATTCCTTCAGATCGTACTCGGGACAGTCTCCCCCAGTCTTCTGGCTTGATCTCACCAGCTTCATCTATAACAACCAGTCCCTGATCGTTTATTGGTATCTTTCCCCACGATATAACCCGATGCTTTTCGTATTGATCTATTCCACCTACTAATCCCGCATAGCTGGTGTTGTCACCAGAGATAGTTTCACCCACATTAAAGTACTCTACAAGCTTCTCAGACACATAACCCTTACCACAACGGGTATCACCTATTATCATGATATCAGTCCAACCTTTGTGAACCCTATCAGTTCCCATATTAAATGATATCGGACTACGAAATGCCATGTCCACGGCTAGATGCAAATGAAATCTTCCATAAATCTTTGTCACGTTTCGGGCATAGTATTCATAAAGCTGCTCAAGAAACAAATATATTTTATCCTCTGTCACATTCTCTATTTGAAATTCCTCTAGTCCACTTCGGGCCTTCTTCAATGAAAATGTCTCAACGTCGGATTTTAGTTTTCTTGACTCAATAAAAATACACGTCCCCGTCTGCGTATTCGGATCAGTAGTTGAAAACCCGTTTAACTCATAGATCACATTAACGTCTATTCCTAAACCAAAATTATAGCAGACGTAGTTTCCTACGTTCCTTATTCTTTCTTTGCCTGTCGGCGCGGTTACAAATATCCGCTCGATGTTTTGAACATCTATAATTTCAAATGAAAACGAACATGACAACTTGAATGATTGTTTTAGTATATTCCTGAAGTGACTTTCTGGGACACCAATAAACTTGAGCATCTCGACATACTTACCTTCAAAACTAACCTTCCTATTGCAATACTCACACTGCGACTCTCCTTTACATTTCTTATCCCTATCTCCCGCGCATTTTATCTTCAAAGTTTTTGGAACAGCGTAGGGAGAGATAGACTTTCCGGACACAAAGCATTTGACTATGATGTGTTTATTATAGTGCTGCTCATGCAGCATCTCCGAAAATGGTACTCTCCTCATAAAGTCTCCAATCTATATATAAACGAGCGTGGCGATGGACTCTTGCTTTGTATCTACTTTGTCTACCAAACGAAGAGCTACTCATAAGATACCATCGCCACGCCCGGCCCAATCTACTTCTTTTTCTTCTTAGAACGATCACGCTTCTTCAGCGGCGGGTCATTCTTGTCTTTCTTGGCCGGCCGCTTCTTCCGCTTGGACTTTTGTTCATCTTCGTCCCCGTCTTCATCCTCGTCCTCATCTTCGTCTTCGTCCTCATCCTCATCTTCGTCTTCGTCTTCGTCTTTCTTGGACTTGGACTTCTTTTTCTTTTTTGGCTCGTCTTCGTCTTCGTCCTCATCCTCATCTTCGTCTTCGTCTTCGTCTTCGTCTTCGTCTTCGTCTTCTTTCTTCTTTTTGGACTTTTTCTTCTTGGACTTCTTGTCATCGTCTTCATCTTCGTCTTCGTCTTCATTACCTTCTTCGACGAGACCATTTACATAGACGTTGGTGAACTCATCCTTGGTAGCCACCGTGACCTCTACCATGCCGTCAAAGTTTTCAACGAAATCTTCGAGAGCATCCGGCAGCTTCGTCAGCTTGCTCGGAACTTCGAGTCCAAGAGTTTGCGCCATCGCTTTGAAATACGGCATTCCCTGCTCGGTCAGACCATCGAATCTCCACACCGTTCTCCCAGCCAACTTAGTCGGCTTTACAACCTCGAACACCGTTTTCACCTGGAGTCGCTTGTTGCTCTTTGACGTCTCAACCGCCATTGACTCCACTTTGCACTTGTACTCTCCGTCTTTTACTTTCTTACCGCCGGCTTCTGCTGTCTCTGCTCCATCCCACAACTCCTGCGCCTTCTTCAGCTTCTCTTTAACGCCCATGTTCTTTTCTCCTCTTTCTAAATAAGATTAACATCAATTCAACTACTATTCCGACTACAAACACCGTAAAACATGCTGCAAAAAACTCAATCACTTCATATGACACCTCCCATTCAGTATTGTATTCCTACTCATAATAAGCTTTTATCCTTTCGTAGTTCTTCTTTGCATACCTCTCGACAACTTCCGGCGTTCGCTTCTTCCCCTCTGGAATGGACTTGAGCACAAGTTCAGAAGGTAGCACACCCATCCGATCTCCGGCCTCAATCGTCTCAGTACCCTTGAACGAGATAATGAGCCGCTCCTCATAGTTGTCTTTATCAAGCTTTTTCTTCTTATATCTCATAAGACCGATAGTATCCACCATCGGCAACAAAATACGACGAGCCTGATTCGACAATGTCGGAACTGTCTTCGTTATCTCATTCACCATGGTCGTAATCTTATCCGACTTCGTATGTGACACAAAAACAATTCCATACTTTGACATCATGAGCTTGCTTATCTCCCGGGTAAACTCATTCTTCACCTCCCTCCATCCACGGCCCCACTCACCCTCGCTCTGATCTGCTATTCCCAGCTTCTCGTTTGTATACACTGCGCACAGCTCAACGAGTTGATCTACGGTGTCAATTATTGCCGTCTGGTACTCATGATCACCTTCAACCATATCTTCTACAAACTCTTTGAACCCATCCCACGACTTTACATCTTTCTTAGAAACCTTGAGTGCTTTATATCCCTTCTCGGTAGCCGCAAACACCGCCTTCGGAAAACCGCTAAGCAATGATGTTTTCCCTATCTTTGGTGGTCCATACAACAGCCATCTGATAAATGCAATGTTTGTCTTTCCTTTCGTTTTCTTGACTCCTCTCATCTCCCCTCCTTTTCTTTATACATTCCCATAATTTCCCGTTTCTCTCCATGATAACACGGCTCATAGAAGTCGCACCAGTTACAATCTTGATATGATTTTACTGGATCTCTTCCGTCACGTATCTCTCCCATACGAAATGAACACTCGTTTACTGTTTGTATCCAACTCTTCCGATCTATCATAGGTTCTTTCTTCATTTCTTTGAAAAACTTCGTTGAAGCATCACTGCCTTGATAGTATGTTTTAAGGCGGCCGAGATATCCCCTATAGGTCTCTCCTTTCTTAATCCTAATAGATGGCTTCATCACCACATCAAATATTATCCCAGAAAAAAGTTTTGGTTTTATCTTTATAGGATTTCCTTTTCTATCATTTCCCACTACTATTTCATCTATCCCATTTTCCATATTCATGTTATGTCCATGAAAATATGTGGCAGTCTGGAAACTATTTTTTGTATTCTCCACGACGTACTCATTCAGACTACGCCAAGCCTTACCTTCATGGATATACCACTTCTTATTCACTTCTAGAATGTTGTCCAGTTTGATAAGAATTTTTGACTCTTTGCTTACTCGTACAAGACTTTCTACTTCATTTCCCACATGACGCTCTACTCCAAAATCTCTATGATATCTTTTAGCATATCCGGCAAGCATGCCTTCAATAATTATCTTCATCTCAATAAACGTCTGTTCATCTTTTGTTGACATACTGAAGTCACCACGCAACAGTTTTAGTCTTTTATCAATAAACTTATTTACAATTACCAAAACTTCTTCAAGTGGCATTTTATCCATTAGATGATAGACGCCGAGTTGGAAAGCATCACCAACTTCAAACTCGATCTTCCATTGTCGCTTCACAAGTTTTCTTATATATCCAAACCACCAAGCATACTCACATTTGAGAAGTTTTTTCATACTCGAATACGACATTCGTTCACTCATCTTCGCCTCATTGTGATCGCGCCAAACTGTTTCTTCAAATCGCCCACCAAGCTTCCTTTTCTACGAAGACAATTGTACACCACCTCATCAATAGAATTTTTTATGATAATATCTGTATACATAATGTGATCATGTTTCTCCGAACCTTTCCGTCGAATACGGGCCTCACTGTTAGCTCTCAAATCATACGACCACGAGTTGCTATAGTATATGGCATGTTTCGCCTTGGTCAGTGTAATGGATTCACTGGCCTTCTTTTGAGTAGTCAACAGTATTCGATACTTCTTTTCATACTGGAATTTACGAACCACGCTATTTGCATCTTCAGTAGACCCAGTAAGTGTAAGTACGGGAATTTTCATATCTTTGAATATTCGATTCAGCTTCTTAACCGAAAATCGAAATGCCGACCACACCACAATCTTATTCTTGAATGGATCAATGTCTTCGACCAAATCCACAATAGCATCATCCTTATTTGTATCCAAGACCTCAAGATATCCTTTATGCCCACAGTAGAGACAATACTTCTTTCCAGCATATAGTTCAGCCTTGAATGTCTTCCCGCACTTATAACATTGAACTCTATCACGTTCGAGACCAATCTTCTTATACCAATTTGATTTTACAAACCCGTCACTTATTTCTAATGACTTGTTGATAAGTGTAAAAATATATTGAGTATCTATTTTTATTTTTCCCAGCTCTATAGAAAAATATTGATTCAAATTATCCATCAGCTTTTTTTGATGTGCTGTCGGAAGAACTTTAGTAACTCTATAGATTTTTGGTGGGAGTTGCAAAACTTCATTTGTTACACGTATAGAAAATGGTTTTATAAGCTGAAATATCTTTTTATCTGTCCCTGTCTTAGGCTTACGCTTGAACCCAGCTCGATAGAAATATTTCTCGAGGAATGTATAATATCCAGCTCCCAAAGCTTTTCCATGATCAAGAAATTTTATCTGACTATATACCTCACCGAGATTCTCAGTAATGGGGAATCCCGTCATAATTATTCGACGCTTTATCATTCTCCCTAACGCCCACAAAATTTTGGTACGAGCCGCTCTTGGACTCTTTATCTTTGTAGACTCATCAACTACAATTAAATCAAATCCCACTTGAACTAGTTCATCATAAATATTTCTCACTCCATCAAAGTTAATGAGAAAAAATATCGGCTGAGTATATTCAGAAGCATATGCCGTCTCGGCTTGGTATGAAGCGGCAAGTCCAAGTCTCAATGCAAGTTGCTTCTTTCTTCTCTGCCCCAGCAAATGCACATATCGAAAATTCGAATGTGTCTCAATCTCATCCGGCCAGGTAGATTGAACGGACGTTTTTGATGACACAATGAGAATCTTTCGAGCTCGTTCCATCTTGTCAACATGAGCCAAAACACATAACGTCTTCCCAGTTCCATAGTCTGCAAACACCGCCGAATATTTCTTATCACGCATGAAGTCAACAATCAACTTCTGATGTTTCATCAATTTGGTTCGTATCATTTTTCACCAAGTTTCATTTTTGCTTTTATCATATTCACAGCTGATGAACAAAGTCCTGTACGTTGGGTTATAGCTTTCGTAGTTAATCCCCCACGTATCAACGATTCAATTCTCGACCTTTCTTTCTCATCCAACTTTCTTCCCTGGGTCATACCGCACCATTAATATAAGCATGCGCGATACCGATCGCATCTACAATGTTATGATCGAGATCATGTTTTGGATGTTCATGTTTACAGTCCACACAGTATTCTTTTTTTGTCCCTTTATACAATGGAAGTTTTGTATATATTCGAGATAGCCTCGCCCGTATTACACACTTTGGCAACTGGGCTTTCCACTGCTGTGGCTCTAACGCTTTCGTTCTCGGTGTGATGTTATATATCATCCCGGCTAAGAATGAGAGTTTCAATATTGCGCCCGACTCACGAGCCAGAAACCCGGCATTTCCAAAACTCTGTGGAATTTCGGTTACGAGCTGAATATCATCAAACGGAAATTCATATTCACTCAGATCATCAACAATACGGAAAATACTCTTTGCAACTTCGCCAGCCTTAATGAGATAGTGGTCTTTCTTTGTTCGTGGATGTATGATATCATATTTGAACGGTTTTCCATTCTTGAACACCGCCCATCCACAATTATCAACTGATGGGTCAATGGCTACTATGTATGTCGGCTTCATGCTGCCTCCTTCAATTCAACATCTTTCTACATAAATTTACTACTTTATTCTTTCTATCTAGTGATAAACTAGAATCATCATATAGAATTTTCATAACATTCATGGCCGGTCGGCCTTTTATTCTTATACGATATATTCTCTTATCGGCGGTAACATTAACATCATATCTAGTTTTACACCATATAAATTTCTTGAACTGATTCATTAAATCAAATGTACCTGATAAACTTATAGACGGGTATTTTCTATCTTTACGTCTTATAATACAAACTGACCCATCTCCATCAACTACACCTCTCCAAAAATGTCGATTACACTCTAGCACACTCTTTACTTTAAGATTGAAAGTTTTATTCGGAGTAATACCCAACTTAACTAAAGACTCAAACATAGTCCGACTTCTAAATATTAAAATCACAGACCCTTTCTTAGTTGAGTATAATTGTCTATCAACTCCCACAAATCTCCTAAATCGTTCTATATGATATTTATCAGACTCTTTTTGACCAACGCTGATATAATAGTCTCTCCCATATCTTAGTCTTATCGACCCATCAGCAGCTAGAAATCCCGCCCAGTAGTAAGCCTCATCTGATAGAGGTAAGTTAAACACCTTTTCATTCTTTATAAACATCTATGCCGCCAATTGTACATCACGAGCCTCCCCCCAAGAAATACGAGATAGCTTTGGGGTAACTTTAAGTGGAACCTTGAACGTAACTTTATCTTCCATACAATCAACTAAATCACGCATAATCCTATTCATGTTATACTTATTATTAACTTCAAATACAAGCTCATCATGAATAGTCAACAACATTCTTATATCAAGTTTGTTCTTGTGTATATAGTCCCAACATCGCTTCATCCCAATTTTCATTACATAGGCGCTCGTTCCCTGAACCTTGATATTTACAGCCTTATATGACAAATCAGATGGAACCCGATACTCCCGATACATTTTGATTCTGGGAGAGTCAAGACATACACTCGCATACCCGTCATGATGAAGCTTGGCAATTTCCATATCCATATATTCACGGATACGATATCGCTCATTATATTTCGCTAAAGCCTCCTGGGCTTCAATTGTCGGAAGCTTAAGCGACTCCGCAAGCAGATTAACTCCCATCCCATATATGACGCCAAAGTTGATTCCCTTTGCTTTCTTGCGATAAGTCTTCTTCGAAGCCGGACTCTCCAACACCGTTTTCTTACCCCAAATCTCGATAGCCGTCTCAAGATGGGGATCAAGCCCCGCCCGTATGTTGCGTATAAATATCTCATTCTCAGAGAAACTCGCAAAGAGCCTCATTTCTACTTGGTCATAGTCAGCAGCTATCCAAGTATATCCTGGTTGTGGAATGAACGCATTTCTCACTACTCGCTTCTTGTCACCTTTATCATCCTCGCGACGCGGTATAGTCTGCACCAACTCGGCCGAAAATCTTCCAGACTTCGCACCCGACTGGAACAAAGAAAAATGCGCCCGATTATTATCTGGCCCGGTATACCAATAATAAAGGGGCATGTAATACGTAGACAACTGTTTGCTAATAAAACGGTGTCTCAACATCGCAGCTACAAATGGATGATCTTCATATCTCTCGAGTGTAGCCTTATCAGTAGGCGTCTTATACTCGCCGGGTATTATTTCACCGTCTCGTTCCTTAGGAACTTGTGGAACATCTATTCCTAATTTCTTCAATACTATCGTCACATGCTTTGTACTATTTGGATTGAATGGCAGATATTTTATAGCAAGACAACCATGTTCCTTTTCTATTATCTTGTCCCACTTATCAACCAATCGGGGACGTGTTTTGTATCTCTTCTTTTTCTTGAAGACCGCTCCTGCTTTCTTTGCGGCCAATTGCATCTCTTCCAATAATTCTTCCGTCTCAGCGCTCAACTCATTAATCTGTTTCTTCACAAACTTACGATCAATCATCATTCCGTTCTGTACCATACTTACAATAACTGGGATTATATCCAATTCCATATTGTATATATCTCTGAACCGTTCTATCTTCTTGTTGAATAACTGCCACAATCGCATGGTATACCACGGATCTTTCTTAGCATAAGGATACAATACTTTAGCAGGTATCTGTTCATATGAGAATATGATTCCTTCCTTCTTCGCCTGACGCTTCAGTTTAGCAATTACTTTCTTAAGTTCAGCCTCTTCTTCACATGGCTCATGCAGATATATCTTAGCCAGAGGCTTCAATGACTTTGTCTCAAAATTCTCATTTATAATGTTGGCCATAACCATAGTATCTTCATATGGACCAACAATTTTTATTCCCGCATTCAAACAAGCATCGATATCCGCGGGTGCATTGTGAAATACTTTTCGGATATTATCATCACCAGCAATTTTCTTGAAGGCTCGTCTATCTTTCTTTTTCTTGAACTCATATAGTCGA